AACGTCTAGCGGTATTTTTTCAAATGAAGTTAAATTTATTTCTAAAGAGCCAATGACAGTAAAGCCATTTAAAGGGAATGAAATTGCTAAAGGACTTTACAAAGATATTAAATACAAAGTTGTGGCTGCTGGCGGTCATTATGTAAAGTCAATTTACATTATGCTAGAAGATGGTTCATTAGCCAATATTCAATTAAAAGGTTCTGCTGTTCAAAAATGGGGGGAGTTCACACAAAAAACACGTAATCGTTTACCTGATGAATGGGTACAAGTTACTAAAGCTATTGAAGGTAAAAAAGGATCGGTTAAATTTTTTACTCCTGATTTTAGCTTTGAACGCTCAATTTCTGATAGTGAATCAGAGAAAGCAGACGAAGCCTTTAATATTTTAGAGACTTATTTAAAAGCATATTTAGTTAAATCTGAGCCAGTTGTCGAGGAAGCCACGATTGATAATTATGAGCCAGATGATGACTTAGAATTTTAATCAAAATTAATTTATGAATATCAAACCACCTGTCAAGGTGGTTTTTTTGTTGGCTACTAAAGCAGCCAATTAATTAATTTTTTTTGTTAAAAAACAGCAAAACAGCAAAACACGAAAAAAACGCCTTTTCTTTATATATATTTTTAAAAAGCAGTAAAAAAATATTTTTTTAAGCAAAAAGTGAAAAAATGCTGTTTTGCTGTTTTTTCATATAAAAAACACCTTTCAAGTATTGAAAACAGTACAACAGCATTTTTTTTATTTCCTGTATTTTTCCTGTATTATGCTGTTTTTTTATATTAAACGTTTGTAGTCGTTTGTAAACGGCTTTTTTATTTTGTAAATTACTATATTTGTTATTATTAATTAATTTATTCATCACATGAAACTATTTGTTTTAAACAAAGAAGATTTTGATTCCGACTTTAAAAGTGTAGAAAGTCAAAAATCAATTCATAAAAAAGCTTATAATTATTTATTGCAGTCTTTAGGTAATAAAAATAAAAAACCAGACCTAATAAGGTTTGATTATGATTTATGGTTTATTGAATTTAAATTTAATAATGTTGTAAATGATGTTTATTTTTATTCCTACAAAAGATGGTAACAGTTTTCGCACATATAAAAGAGGTCGAAAATCCATTTTTTGACGAAATTATTAATGTTTTAAATTCTTTAAAAGATGGATCTAATAAAGATAAAATTGAAACATTAAGAAAAATACAAGATAAAGACAAAAGAAATGTCGCTAAGAGTAAATTAAAATCAATTTGTTTTAGTGGGGAGTTTTCCTATAGGTCTGCAAAAAATTGTATTAAACATTCTGGATTCGCTTGTTTAGATTTTGACGATGTTGGAACTCATGATGATGCCGTCTGTTTACGCAACAGTCTTCAAGATAATGAATTTGTTTTTTCTGCCTTTATAAGTCCATCAGATAATGGAGTAAAAGCAATTGTAAAGATACCAGCAGAAATAAATAATCATAAAAAATACTACGAGGCGCTTTGTGAAACTTTTGATTCTAAATTAGATTTAAAAACAAAGGATATTTCTAGGGTTTGCTATGAGAGTTACGACCCTGATTTGTTCATAAATGAAAAATCTAAAACATGGACTTTAAAAAAAGAATACACAGAGGTAACTCAAAAAAATAATTATCCTGTACACTTTCAAATAACAGACACAAGTAAAAAGGTAGATGTGATAATAAAATGGTTTAACAAAAAATTCACGTTAAATGCTGGAGAGAGGAATAGTAATCTTTACAAATTAGCTGCTGGGTTAAATAGAGCTGGTCTAACTGATACTGATGCATTAGATTTATTTAAAAACTTTTATTCATCGGGACTTAGTGATGTAGAATTAGATTCTATTATAAAAAGCGCCTATAAAAACAAACATGAGTTTGATACCTTGACATTAGTTGATGACAATAAAATTAGAGAAGCCCAAGAAATTTTAAAAAAAGGTGTTCAAAAAGCAAAAAAAGAATTTAGAAAAGATGGGTTAAATGATTCTGACATTGAAGATATTATTGATTTTGATTTTGAGGATGATTTTTTAATTTTTTGGGATACAGATAAAAATGGAAAATTATCTTTAAACGACTATAAATTTAAATTATTTTTAGAAAACAGAGGGTATTATAAGGTGCAATTAAATGAAAAAGAGTTTACTTTTGTTAAAGTTTACAACAACATTATAAACGAAGTAAATGAAGTGCATATTAAAGATTTTGTTTTAAATCATGTTGTTGAAGTTGATATGAATGTTTATAATTTTTTTGCTAAATCAACTGCTAAGTTTTCGGAAAATTACCTTAATCAACTATCGACTAAAGAGTTAACAATGATTAGGGATACAAACGATACTTCTTTTTTGTTTTTTACTAATAAAGTTGTTGAGGTAAAAGTTGAAGGGATTAAATTTATAGATTACATAAACATTGGGGGCTTTGTTTGGCAGAAAAATATAATTCCTTTTAATTTTGAAATTACAAATAAAAAATCCGACTTTGAAACTTTTATAAATAATATTTCGAATAATGATGAGGATAGAAAAAAAACCTTAGAAAGTTCTTTAGGTTATTTACTTAACACTTACAAGGCAGATGATGAAGGCTTAGCTATTGTTTTATATGATGAAACTTTAAACGACAACCCGAGTGGTCGTACAGGTAAGACTTTAATTTCAAAAGCTCTTGGGTCTGTTAGAAAATTAACTACCTTAAACGGTAAGGAATTTAATAATAAAGGACAATTTCCTTATCAAACAATTAATTTAGACGATAATATTATTTGTTTTGATGATATGGAACGTACTTTTAAATTTGAAAGTTTATTTAGTATTATTACTGGAGATTTAACTTTAAACAAAAAAAACTTACAGCCTATTGTTATTCCATTTAATAAAAGCCCAAAAATATTGTTTACATCAAATTATATACTTTCAGGTGTTGGAGATTCTCACGATGCAAGAAAAATAGAAATAGAACTTTATAGACATTATTCAAAAAAATATAAACCTATTAATGAATTTGGAAAACGTTTTTTTGATGGATGGAATAAAGAAGAATGGAATTGTTTTTTTAATTATATGATTTTAAATATTCAGTCTTATTTTAAAAATGGTTTGATTTATTCAGAATTAAAGACCGGCAAAACAAAAAAAATGATTGCGAACACTTGCGAGGATTTTTATGATTTTTGCGAAAACGAATTTATGTGGAAAAGCGATCATTTTTACACGACAAAAGAAATAATGCAGGCTTATTCCGATGGTGTTAGAGAGATGCCAAGAAATATGAATATAAGTTGGTTTGGTCGTTGGTTAGGTACTTATTTTGAATTTAAGCAATGGAGAAGAGAAGACACGACAAATGGAGGTATTCGTAAATTTTCAATTAGCGGATTTGAAAGTGAATTTATAGATGATAACGAAACAATAGACTTTTAAATTATGAAACAATTACGAAATTATCAAACTAGGATTTCAAAAGATGCAACAGAAATTTTGCAAAGACTAAAAATAGTTTGTTTATTCATGGAAGTGAGAACAGGAAAAACCGCAACCGCTTTAGATGTTTGCAAAAACTTTGGAGCTAAAAAAGTCTTGTTTATTACAAAAATTAAAGCTTTTACAAGTATCGAACAAGACTATTGGGAATTTGGTTATTTAGGTGATTTTGAATTAGTAATTATTAACAGAGAGAGTTTACATAAAATAGAATCAAACGATTTCGATGTTGTAATTATTGACGAGGTTCACGGTTATACGTCATATCCAAAACCTAGTAAATTCCACAAAGACATTAAATCTAGGTTTGGTAATATTCCTATGATTATGTTAAGCGGTACACCAACCCCTGAGAGTTACAGCCAGTACTATCACTTATTTACTTTATCTAATCATTCACCATTTAATAAATATGCTAATTTTTATAAATGGGCTAATGATTTTGTAGATGTGAAGTTAAAATATCTTGGATACGCACAAGTAAAAGACTATTCCAATGCACGCAAAAAAGATTTCTGGCACCATATACGTTATCACATTTTAACCTTTACACAATCCGAAGCTGGTTTTACTACAGATGTTAAAGAGAATGTTTTGAAAGTTAAAATGAAACCTATTACTTACGCGATAACTGATAAGTTAATTAAGGATTTAGTAGTTATTAGTAAGTCAAGCGGTAAACAAATAATAGCAGACACAGGAGTAAAGCTACAGCAAAAAATACACCAGTTATTTAGTGGTACAATTAAGTTTGAAGATGGTAGCACTCAGGTAATTGACGATAGCAAGGCGATATTTATAAAAGAAAAATTTGAAGGTAAAAAGATTGCAATATTTTATAATTTTGTCGCAGAGCTTGAAATGCTTAAGTTAACTTTTAATGAAATGTTGACCACAGATTTAAACGAGTTTAACGATTCTGATAAAACCATTGCTTTACAAATAGTTAGTGGTCGTGAAGGAATTAGTTTAGCAAAAGCGGATTATCTAATATTCTTAAACATTCAGTTCTCTGCTGTTAGTTACTTTCAAGCAAAGGATAGGTTGACAACAATGGATCGTAAATCGAATGATATTTACTGGATATTTGCAGAGAATGGCATCGAGGAAAAAATTTACAAAACAGTATTAATGAAAAAAGATTATACAAATGATACATTTAAAAAAGACTTCAATGTTAAGCGAACAAGCAATACAAAAAAAGATAATCAATCGACTAGAGAAAGAAGGTTATTTGGTTCTTAAGTTAATTAAATGCAATAAAAACGGTTATCCTGATTTGTTGGCTGTAAAAAATAACGATACTATTTTTATTGAGGTAAAGAAACCTAACGGAGTATTATCGGAATTGCAAAAAGTACGTATAAATGAAATGAGATTAAAAGGTATTAACGTAAAATGTTGGGTAGATTATGGAATCGATTTTGAATATTAAAGGAGTAAAATTAAATATTAATTTTGAAACGCAACTTTCCCCGCAAGGCAGACCTATACGATTAAGTTCAATATCTAAGAATTTAAAAGTGCCAGAGCAATGGATTGATAAAGTTTTAAAAAATCATTGGGTTTATACGTTTAGATTTATAGATGAGTTAGATGGGTTTATAAGCTTTGAATTTGATTATTACGATAAGTTTGTAGGGGTTACAAAGCAATAGTTAAAGGCGATAAAGAAACCTCCAATCGATTGCAAAAAGAAATTGATTACTTGTTTTGGGGAATTAAATGTTAAAATTTAAATATACTATTGTATATTTAAAAATAAGTATTATATTTGATAAAAAATTAGAAATTATGAAAAACAATAACGAGGAATTTTGGGAATTAATAGAAAAAGTCATGATTGTGGCAGCCGCAGTCATTGTAGTGTTTTACTTTACGCTTGTTGTGTATCTTTTAATTAATCCAAAATAGTAATTATGATACTAACATTTATAAGATACCACATAAAAAGCACCTTTCTAACAAAAGTTTTTTTTATCATAGAGGACTTTGAAATAAAACCAACCAACACATTTGAAAAGTTAGATATACTAACGATGTGTTTAAATTAAAGAAATTATGAAAACAGGATTGCAATTAATTACAGAAGAAAGAGAAAAACAAATCTCAAAACACGGATTTACAGGAGAACATCATTTTAATCATCCTGAATGGTATAAAAATGGTCAATTGACCGAAGCTTCTAGCACATTGAGTATGAATGAGATTAAATCGTGTTTAGTTCCTTTAAATTGGGACGCTGAATGGTTTGAAAATATGTGCAAACGAAGTTATAAGGAAAGATTGGCAATTTCAGGTGCTTTAATAGCTGCTGAGATTGATAGATTAAATATTTTAATTATAAATAAAAAAAATCTTTAATTATGGCGAGGTATTTAGTAACTACAAAAGAAGTAAAATCGCCATTTATAACTCAATGGTTTGAACCTGAAAATCACTTTATAGAAGATGTTGAAATGATAGTTTATGATTTATTTAAATTGAAATATACAACAGATGGTAAGCTATGGCAAGATATAGAATTAGACCATCTTTAAATTAATAACTTATCATGTAATTAGAAATGAAAAATTATCTAAAGCTTTGTATGCTGGACATAATAGGTAGTTTGTTCAAGGAAATGATTACGCTAAGACAAGTGATATCTCTAATATTACTCACTGGCAAGAAATAACAATACCAGAATTACCAATATATTAACCATGCCTAAGCCAATCCCAACCACCGAACAACAGAAAGAGCAAATCACGAAGCTTTTTTTGAGTACGAAAGACAATGCCGTATCCGTAATTTGTAATAAAGTAAATTTATCAGTTAGCAGAGTAGGTAAAGTAATAGATGATTATTTTAACGAAAAAAGTTTGAATATTAAAAAACAATACATACATTTACAATCTAATAATAATAGTTTTTTTGGTTTGGTTAGTTATTTAAAACGTTTATCGCTTGGTAAACGTTTTTTTTTGTATATTTGTTCAATAACTAAAATAGTATGGCAAGACCTAGCGAATATAATTTTGATATGTGTATAGAAATCTGCTCAGAAGTAGCGGAGGGACATAACATAAAAACTATTCTAAAATCTAAAGAGGAATACCCTACGTTTCAAACTTGGTGTAACTGGAAGAGAGAGCGCACAGAATTATTTGACCTGTACATAAAGACAATGCAGGATAAGGCAGAGGCTTTAGAGGAAGAAATAGACTTATATAGGACTATGTTATTAGCTAAAGAAATAGATGCTTCCACTTATAATACATTGGTTCAGACTTTAAAATGGAAAATGAGTAAATTCTATCCGAAAATGTTTGGCGACAAAACAATTCATGCAGGAGACCCCGACAATCCAATAGAAACAAAAACAACCATTATAAGTTTAGGTAACGGATTAAACCCAAATGAAACTACTTAGCAAACAAGAACATGCGGTATATTATTTAAAAGACAATGAAACTAAAGAGGTTCTTTACGGAGGAGCTGCTGGAGGTGGTAAGTCTGCGTTAGGTTGCTTGTGGTTAATAGAACAATGTCAATTGTATCCAAAAACTAGATGGCTCATGGGCAGGTCAAAGCTAAAGACTTTGAAAGAAACCACATTAAACACTTTTTTTGAATTAACCTCTAACCTTGGATTAAGCAACCAATTTAAATTCAATAGTCAATCAAATATTATTTACTGGGAAAACGGAAGCGAAATAATATTAAAAGATTTGTTTTTATATCCGAGCGATCCTAATTTTGATGGATTGGGGTCTTTAGAGATTACAGGGGCTTTTATTGATGAGTGTAACCAGTTGACTTATAAAGCTTGGCAGGTTGTTAAATCAAGGATTCGTTATAAATTAAAGCAATTCGATTTAATACCTAAAATGTTGGGGACTTGTAACCCATCGAAGAATTGGACTTATAAAGAATTTTACAAGCCAAACAAAGATAAAACAATTACAGATTACCGTAAATTTATACAATCCTTACCAAAAGACAATCCTCACTTACACCCTAGCTATTTAGAATCATTATTACAGTTAGATAAAAATTCAAAAGAACGTTTATATTTTGGTAATTGGGAGTACGACGACGACCCAGCTACTTTGATTGATCAGGATTCAATAAGTGATTACTGGAATCCTCAACACCTAAAGCCTGAGGGAACTAAGTATTTAACAATTGACGTAGCTCGTAAAGGAAAAGATAAAACAGTTTTCCGTGTTTGGCATGGCTGGCTGTGCATTTATCGTTATTCAATTGATAAAAGCGGAATTAAAGAAGTTGTGGATAAAGCTAAGGAGTTGCAGAGAAATTATGGAATATCTAAAAGCAATACAATTGCTGATGAAGACGGTGTTGGTGGTGGCGTAGTTGATTACTTATATTGCAAAGGATTCGTAAACAATTCAAAGGCTTTAAACGATGAAAATTTCGACAACTTAAAAAGTCAATGTTCTATAAAAATGGCTCAAAAAATAACCTTAAAAGAAACTGGCGAAATTTGTAACAATGACTATGTAAAAGAAACAACGTCGGAAGAAATGGAGCAAATCAAAATTAAGGATATAGACAAAGATGGGAAACAGGGTGTAATGCCTAAAGACCATATTAAGGATATGATAGGTCGCTCCCCCGATGAGTGGGACAGCATAATGATGCGTTACTATTTTTCTTTGCAAAAAACATATTCCACCTCTATCCGTGTTAATTAATTATATATCTTTGCTTTATGGATAAAATAAGTATGACAGATTATTTTAATTTAAATGATACTACAGAGTATGATTTTATTTTAAAGAACTTAAAGCCTAAAAACTATTTTCAAGGTGGGTCAATTAATTTTAATAAACTTACCTACAAAGAAGTTATAATATGTTTTGATTTAATATCTAAGTTAGAAACAAAAGAAATACTAGCCGAATTATTTAAAATTGCTTTTGCAGTAGATAATTTTTTTAATGCCAGTATTGATGAGTTTTATTCTGCTAGGAATTATTTATTGAAAGCTTTTTTAGAATTAAAAGAGAAACAAAGAAATCTTCTAACTTCGGCAAGTGTAGATATTAATTTATGGGAAGCCTCAGGAGGGGCAAGGCTAAACAGGTTTAATGACCTTATGCCGTTGGTTCAGCTAGGAGAAATTTACAGTATATTTCCTCACGACTTAATGAACAGACCATACAACGATATTTTCGTGTTATTGGTATTGCATAAAGAAAAAGGGGAGGTTACAAATGAATTTAATAGACTAAAACAAAAACAAAAGTAATGAAAGACTTAGTTAGAATAATGGAGGAATATTGTACTTTAAAAAACTTTGATTTTGTCACAGGAAACAAAGCGGTACAAAATTTATTCCAGCCTAATCAAATTGTAAATCCAAATAAAATATATTTATTCTTAGATCCTGTTACTAGAGTTTCAGAGCGAACGGTTTCTGGTGCCGTAAAAAGTAAAATCTTTTCTGGTAGTTTTGGTTTATTGGTAAAATCAAACTTAGATATGCCTTATTTTAAAGAAATGAATAACTTAGAATCAATTTCAAAATACACCATGAACATTGAACCTTTACTAGATCAGTCGGAACTTATACAAAAAGACTTTGGTTGTAAAGGGTTAGAGGTTATAGGGTGGAGTGAAATAGATATTAAAGATTTTCTAGATGCAAATTTCGATGGTATTGTTGTCACATATCAAATTAGAGGTTATGCAAACTAAAGAAATATTTTCAAAAGAATTTGAACTAATGAAGACTGACCTTATAAGTTTGTACGATACTAAAGGCATGAGGTCAAGCGGAAAGTGGGCTGATAATTTACGTGTTGAGGTTCAAGAATTGTCTGCTACTTTATACGGATTACCTTATTCTCAACAATTAGAATCAGGACGTAAGGCTGGTAAGTTTCCAAACATAAACGACATTAAGCAATGGATTTTAGATAAGGGAGTTTTTACGCAGGCATTACGAGAAATAAAATTAAGTTCTTTAGCTTTTTTAATTGCAAGAAAAATAGCCAACTCAGGCTGGAAACGTGAAGATTTTGGAGGTGTTGAGTTAATTACTTCAGTAGTAAACGAGACTAGATGGCAAAAAATAATAGACGAGGTTGGCGATGTTTTCGCAATTAAATACTCGACAGAAATAGAAGTTTTGTTTAATCAATTACAAGTAGCATGATAACATTTACTAAGGACATATCGACAACTAAATTAAATCTAGCATATACAAATAATATAGTTGAGTTTTCTTCTGATTACACAAGCGATATTTTAAAAGTTGAGGTTTACATTGGCGCTGTTGTAAAAACACTGTATCCATCACCTAGCGGAATAGTATTTTACAATATAAAAGAATGGATTCAATCATTAATTAATGTAGATAATTTCACAGATGATTTAAACACTAATGTATTAGTCTCAGGATATTTGTATGATTGGACTAATAAAGTATTTTTGAATACTGAAGTAAGTTTTAAAATAATTTATACGGATTCAAGTTTTGAGATAGTAAATAAAAATTACAATTGGCTTAGTGGCTATGTTCAGATAGATGAATGGAAAAATAAATATCCTTTGAATTTCGATATTTCAAAACCATTTGTTTTATCAAATTTCGAATCAGGAACAAATAATAAATCTTATGTAAAGTACTGGGAAGGCTACCCCTTTGACATAACCATTTACTCAGGAGTTACAACTCCGTTTGACATAACCATTTACTCAGGCGTTACAACTCCATTTCAAATTACAAACACAAGTAACTTATTAAACACTTCTTTTTCTGTGCAATATAAAGTCAATCGTTTGGTTTTTTCAGATGGCAGTATTGACACTTCAATAACTGATTTACTGACTTTGGACAATGGATTTAATGAGCTTAGAATAACATCAAATAGCTTTAATACATATCTTACTTTAGAAAAAATTGAAAGCAGCTGTGATGGTGTATATGTTAAATGGGTTAATCGGTTTGGCGGTTGGTCGTATTGGCTATTTAATTATAGTAGAAGAAATAGAAGCACTAATAATTTAGGTTCAATAAATAATGATTTTAATAACTTTGAAGATACAATAAGTCCTGACATTCAACTAGGCAAAAGGTCAAATGATACTATTAATGTAGATAGTGATTCAATTAATAGTGAAGAATTATTATTAATCGAGGATTTAATCGACAGCCCTAAAATTTACATATTTACAGGGACTCCTTTTGCTTCAAATAATTTTAACGATTGGTTAGAAATTAATTTAAAAACATCTGACTTTAAAACTAAAGATTACAAAAATAAATTAATAAATTTATCCTTTCAGTTTGAACTACCACAAAGAAACAATAGAACAATATGAGACTATTTATTTTAGGTCAAGAAATAGAATTAAGAGATACTGGCAGGATAGCCCAAACAAAGCAAGTCAATGACATTGCTAGGCTAGACAATCGCCAAACAAATTTAACGAATGATTTTTCAGTACCTAAAACAGCTAAAAATATACGAACTTTTCAAGACTTAGGGTTAGTTGGGAATAATTCAAATGTGCCTTATCAAAAAAATGATGCTCGCTTATTTGATGATGATGGGCTTTGTTTGATTTATAACGGTTGGGCTATTTTTACAGAAACAGCAAAAGACTTTAAAATAAAAGTTTATGATGGTAATATTGATTTTTACAAAGCTATTGAAAACAAAACATTGACAGAGGTAGGGATTTCTGGCTTAAACCATTTAAAGAATCTGACAAGTGTAATAGACAGTTTTGCTAATGACTTGCCTTACATGTATATCATTGCTGACTATAACGGAAAAAATACATTTAGCAGTGCCAATATAAATATTGACTATCAATTGCCAAGTGCTAGAGTTAGTTATATTTGGGATCGGATTTTTGACTTTATAGGATTTACATATACTGGCACTGTATTTTCTAGTGAAAAGTTTTTAAACTTTTTCATGACCTATCCTAAACCTGTTCCTGTTAACACACCCGTTACGGATTTGGTTACGCAGCAAAACTCACAAATATATACTACGGTTTTTCAAGAGCCGGGAGGAGAGTATGTAACAGTCTATAATGCGGCAATATTACCAACTGCAATATCATCACCTAAAATGAGTGCTACGGGTGTTGTATTGGAAGCGGGGTCTTTTAGAATTACATGTTCAGGAACTTTAACAGATGGCTTAACTGTTAATGGTAAAGTAACATATTTTTTAAGAAACAGTTTAAACGTGCTTATAACGACTGGCGAAATAAACGGCGCAATTGCTCAGGTTTTAGTTATAAATGCAAGTGTTGGGGATAGGTTCACATTTGTACCACAATTAACAGGTTTAACAGCATCTTACGCAAACAGACCGTTGTCTGGAACAATAAACACAAAGATTGAATTGCTTTTGGGATTTGAAGCAAATTTTGAGGAAGCATTAATTGATTTTAAAGTTACTGATTTTGTAAATGAGGTAATGCAAAGATTCTCTTTAACAATGTTTAAAGATAAAGATTCTAATAATTGCGACTTTAGAACTATGACCGAAATATTACAAAACCAAGATACATTGGATTGGTCTGATAAATATGTAGAAGAAATTTCAGAAAAATATGTGTACAATAATTACGCACAAAATAATTTATTAAAGTATAGATACAACGAGGAAAACTCAACCTATAACGATGGGATAATAAGAGTTAATAATGTAAACATTAAAGATGAAACAACTATTATAAATTCTAAGTTCTATACACCAGAGCGATTAAAATCAAATTTTTTAGCATTACAAAATGGAATAAGGACTTATAAATTTTGGAACAAAGAAATCAAAGACGACAGTACCGTAACTTACAAGGAATTAACGGGAAGGTATTACGTTTTAAGAGCAGAGCCTTATGTTTTTCAAAATGCTATAAATATAGGCAGTGAAGTTTTAAATACAACACAATCACTCACAACTATACAAAGAGAGAATTACGATAGGCTTAGGTTTCAAGAAATAGTTTATGACAACTATGTATCTATTGAGGGTATTTTAGACAAGTCAAAAATAAAAACAGTATCTTTGTATTTAAAACCTAACGACATAGAAACATTTGATTTTAAGAGATTAATTTATTTAAAACAAAAAGCAAGTTATTTTTTAGTAAACAAGATACCAAACTACATTAAAGGTAAAGAAACTAAATGCGAACTTATTGAAGTGGACTTTTTGAAAAACATTGAAACAGTAGAGGGTTACGATGGAACGTTTATAACAATTACTAACACTGTTTATAATGATTGTGAGGTTACATTTACATTCGATACTGATGCAATTTTACCAGTGCCAATATCTGTTATTGGATTCCCTGATGATTTTGGTGTACCAAATCCATTTAACGAAATCGAACCATGGGAGCAATACGAAAGTATTTTTAATCCTATAGCGAATACAATAACAATTACAGTAGAGACGGGGCAACCGTGGAAGTTTTATTTTAGATTGAATAATATAAATATAATATCTAACGCTGTATCTTTTGATAACACAGGAGATTGCACGTATGTTGCTCCTATTCCTGACTTGACTTATTTAACAATAACAAGTTTAACAACATATCAAATAATTGGTAACATTCGTAAAATTAGAATAGACTTTACAACCGATTTGATTTTACCTAGCAACATAACATTAAAAGTAGGTGGCGACTTTGGTTTGCCGTTAATAACAACGCAATACACGGGAAGCGATAATTTTATTTTAACAGAAGTTGATAATCAATTATTTGGAATTAATTTTGTTTGGAAAGTACAATTATCAAGATTAGGAATTTTTTCAAATGTAGAATATTCAAACTCATAAACAATGGCAGAAATAAAAATAGCGGAATTAAATATTGATGTTTCGGCATTGATTAAATCTACATCTGAGGTTAAAAAATCTTTGGACGATTTAAAAAAAGAGCAAAAAGAATTACAAGATCAAGGGCAACAAAACTCTGAGCAATTTGTAAAGAATGCCGCAAGCTTACGAATCCTAGGTTCTGAGTATAACTCAGGGATAAAAGCAATTGCAGGATACACTACGGCTACAGCAGACCAAGAAAATAGAACGCAATTATTATCTTTGGCTTTGCAAGGCGAGGTTACTTCAATTGCCGAGGCTAGAGAATCCAATAAGTTATTAACCAAGTTAAGAAACGAAGCAAACGCCACAACGGCAGAGGGTCAAGAAGAAATAAGAAGGCTAAATAATGCCCTAGATGCAAACAATGAGTTTATAAAAGAAAACGCAGACGCTTATTTGCAACAAAAAATAAACATTGGTAATTACAGCGGAGCAATAAAAGAGGCTTTAGATAATTTAAACCCGTTAAATGGTGGGTTAACTGGCTTTATACAACGATCACAAGAAGCAGGCGGGGTTGGTAACTTGCTTAAAACATCATTATCAGGTGTTAGTCAAGGGATTTTGGGAGCGACAAAGGCGTCTTTAGCGTTCATTGCAACACCAATAGGGGCAGTTATAGCAGTTATTGGGCTGGCTTTAGGTGCATTGTACAACTATTTAAAGAGTACGCAATCTGGAATTGATGCAGTTACAGCTGTAACAAGACCTTTACAAGCTATTTTTACGGCATTAAGTACTTTAGTTTCGGCTTTAGGCAAGGGATTAGTTGAGGCGTTTTCAAATCCAAAGAAAGTTTTAGCGGATCTAGCCGACTTTGTGAAGCAAAATTTAATAAATAGATTTACTGCATTTGCTGAAATACTAGATGGTATTATAAGTTTAGATTTTAAAAAGGTTACTAACGGCGTTTTACAGGCTGGAACGGGCGTAGAAAATTTAACAGATAAATTACAAGCGGGCGCACAAGCAACGGGAAAATTTTTAGATGATGCAATAAAAAAAGGTCAAGAAATTGACAGGCTTACTAAAGAAATTGAAAGAGGGCAGTTAGCTTACAATCGTCAAGTAAGATTGACAGGCGATTTAATAGATGAACAACTTTTAATAAGCAAGGACACTTCAAAAACATTTGCAGAAAGAGGAGCCGCAGCAAACGAAATAATAAGACTTACAGCGGAGCTAGGAAAACAAGAAGAGGAAATAGTAAAAAAGAAATTACAACAACTAGACTTAGAGCAATCATTAAAAGACATTAAGGACTTAACAATTGACGACCAACAGAAACGAATTGATTTAGAGAATGAACTTGATGCAGCACAAGACAGAGGATTGAACGCTCAGTTAGAGCAAACACGTGTATTATCTGGATTAAAAAAAGAACAACAACAACAGGCAGAGGAAGCGGAAAAAAGAAACGCAGAATTAAGACAAAAAGCTTTAGACGATGCGCTGGCTAAAAGTCAAATCGAATTAGATTTATTTATAAGTACTCAGGGCATAAAAGCCAAAAGTTTAGAAGATGGTTTAAAACTTGCAGAACTTACGTATCAAAAACAACTTGAAATAAATAAACGAGAATTTGACGCAAGCAGTAAAACTGAAATTGATAAGCTTAATTTAGCTAAAGAAAATCAGGACGCAATAAATGCATTGTTACAGTCTCAAAGTGATTTAGTAATTCAAAATGCTACTAACGAATTAAATATCTTCATTGAAAATAATAAATCAAAAATTGATGCTAATAAGTTTTTAACTGATGAATTAGTAAATGAAGAAATAAAGCGAAACGAATTAATAGCACAAGAGCGTAGAGATTTTGAATTACTTAGATTACAAGAAGGTCAAGTAAATCAGGCTCAATATAATCAAGAAATAAATAAAATAAATAGTGAAAATCAATTAGCTAATGATGCGATATCGGAACAAAGAAAACTTGCAGAAATTGAAAAGAAAAATATTGATTTTCAAAATCAGTTATTAGCGGATAATGCAACATTTGAAGAAAGGTTAAACTTAGATTTATCAAATTTAGAAAGACAGAGAAGTCAAGAGCTTGCAAGTGCTGAAAAAACAGGAGCAGACAAAAATTTAATAAATGCAAAATACGAAGCTGGTAAACTAAAAATAATACAAGCTACAAAAGATGCTGAATTAGCTTTGACTTCAAATACTTTAGGTCAAATAAGAGGATTGTTAAAAGAGAACACTGTAGTTGCTAAGGCTTTGGGGGTTGCAGAAGCCACGATAAATACCTATTTGGGAGCTAGTAAGGCATTGGCTACATTGCCTCCACCATTTGGTGCGATTCAGGCAGGAGTGACAATAGCCGCAGGACTTGGACAAGTTGCAAAAATATCTGGAGTTCAATTTGCGGGTGGTGGATTCATAGAGGCTAAAGGAGCAAGTCACGCACAAGGCGGTATACCAATTGAAATAGGAGGTCAATACTTTGGTGAAATGCAAGGAGGCGAAGGCTTGGCTATCATGAATAAAGGTGCTTTTAGCGAGTTTAGAAATTTCAACAATACTTATGGTGATGGTGATGTTTCCCGAAGTGGATTTATGGCAGGAGGCGGAATAATTACGCAATCAGTATCTAGTCAATCTATTAACATGAGTGAGTTATTAGACGTTACGGTCGCTGCAATTGCTAACATGCCTGCGCCAATCGTAACAGTAGAAGATATTAACTATGGTCAAGGAAATTACGCCAGCGTTGTGAATGGTGCTAATTTTTAACTATATTTGTAAATGGAAATAACTAACATATTAAACGGCTGGGAAAACTATTTATCTAAAAGCGAGGTTACTGAAACATTGGCAAAACAAAGAGCTGAAAAATGCAAAGATTGTCAAAATGCTAAACATGGATTTTTAACGGCTTTTATAAAAGATGATTTAGTTGAAATACAAGGTCATTATTGCGACTTATGTAAATGTCCTTTGAGCGCAAAAATAAGATCAGAAAAAGAAATATGCCCAATAAAAAAATGGTAATTATGACGAGATACGAATTGATTTTAAAATGCAAAAAAGAAAATATTTTTACAAACTTAGTGGGATCAGGAATAATAAGCATTACAACGGCTTCATGGTTTGATGTTTACGAAAACTTTTTAAAGCAAGTAGAGGAAAGTAAAGATAAAAGTAAAAAACAAAGATACGTGTGTGTGACTAATGTAGTTGAAGTTTTTAAAATTTCTGAAAGACAGGTATATAAAATCATTAGTTTCATGGAAAACTAATTTATCAACTTATTTAATTCAATTTCAAACCGCTTATATTGAGCGGTTTTTTTATATGATGGGGTTTTCATTTTAACAATAGCCTTTACACTTTGAGTAATCAAAGAATAAATCAAAGCGATTAAACTAATTACAAATAAAATCATTTA